AAAAGGGTGTAAGCACGTAAGAAAGACAGCAATAGACGGCTATAACGCTGATATGGAGATCTACTGGGACTGTCCTGATTGCGGTGCAGGTTGGAGGGCGGCGCCCCAGACGGATGAGGAGCGGGCGATGGCGGAGAAGATCTCGGCTGAGGTGGATGACTTAGATAAGCTGATGATGACACGTCCGAGCGCCTTCTTGGGGATGAAACTCTCGAATTTCATTGGGAAAACGGAGATGGAGCAGGCGTTGAGTTTCATGATAAAGAAGTGTGCGGAGGATGATTCCTGGGCGACACAGTTCAATGTATTCTCTTTTGAGCCGGATTCGGATGAGTTACATGGCTTCAGTTATTTACTTTATGGCGGCTGGATGGAGGAGGATGGAAGCGGGAATCACTTTGTGATAGGCAGGGAACTCATTGAAAAACTTGATAAAAGAAGGGGGGAAGGATGAAAAAGAAGGACATTTGGACGAAGCGGGTAACGAGTACGGTAAGGAACTTCGAGTATGATGAGAAGGGGAATACCACGAAGATAACAGAGACGATAATCGAGACACAGGATATTGAAGATCAAACGGAGAATGAAAAAGCGAGGTAGGGAGATCAGAAGCGTACCAAAAATCGAGATAATGCAAGAAAACCGAAAACGGAAATATGGCTAAAACGATAATAAAAACATACGATTACAGCGATGTGCCAACGATTCTGGACTTTGCACAGGATAGGGAGAGCTTCATAAAAGCGTTAATGGGACCCTTTGGTTGTATTGCAGAAGATACGAAGATTATTACCGAACGAGGTCTGCTTCCCATCGCTGATATAACTGATCCAACGCATGTTCTATCTTGGAACGAGAAGAATAATCAATTCCAGCTTTCTTTAAGTGCAGGTGCGTTCCGGAAAGGTACAGACTATCTATACCGAGTGATAACCCAGCGAGGAGAATTTCTTTCAGCCGGATTTCACCACGTGCTCTGCGGAGACGGTAAATATCGATCCGTTCAAAATCTTCAGATAGGGCAGTCTTTGCTTTTATGTTCGCAAGTCCCCGAACAGATATTTTCTTCTTTTTCCCCTTTACGTGAGAAATCAAATGTTCGCCATTCTCAGGGAATAAAGAAAGATTCATGGGATGATTATGCAATTTTAACTCGTCGATATGATGCACCACCTCATTTGCCATCAGGTATCGTCCCAATTTTTGTTCCATTATCAAACGATGTTCGTACATTAACTTCCCCTTACGCTGACTGCGTTGACGTGCATGCGGATGCTCAACAGGAACAGATATTAGGACATACCCATCTCGATCAATCCGTCTGCCTGCAACAAACTGATGATTTTTCTTTCCCCGCTGAGCACCGCATCTCAATCTGTCAAGATTATGTCGGGTTGCCACCTTACGAACATAACGTGGGGATAGACCCACAATATCTGCAATATCTGTCGAAGAGCGAGAGCCATCATAAAGCGAGATTATCTTCTGAGTATTATCATTCATATCCTTCCTCCATATCCGAATGGACTATTATAGCCATAGAACGAGAGACTGTCAAGAAAGATTTTTGGGATATGCAAGTTTTAAACACCAATAATTATATTACGGAAGATGGAACGATACATCATAATTCGGGGAAATCCTCCGGCTGTGCGGTAGAGATCTTGAAAAGGGGACAGGAGCAGGTACCGGATGATCAGAGTATTCGGAGGACAAGGTGGGCTGTGGTAAGGAACAGCTATCCGCAGTTGAGGGATACCTCGATCAAGACATTCCACTACTGGTTCCCGCCGGAGAGGTGCGGGGTGTGGCGGTCAACGGATCATGACTATCGCATGAAGTGGTCGTTACCCGACAAAACGGAACTCAACTGTGAGGTATTGTTCAGAGCGTTGGACCGACCTGATCATGTGAAGAACCTGTTATCGCTCGAGCTCACCGGTGCGTGGATAAATGAAGCAAGGGAAATAGCCAAGCCGATTATAGATGCCATTCAGGGTAGGGTGGGGAGATTCCCCACAATACAGGACGGGGGGTGTACGTGGGCTGGGATAATTATGGATACAAACCCGCCAGATACCGATAGCTGGTGGTATAAGTTGTTCGAAGAAATCAAGCCGGCGAACGTAAAGCTTTATAAACAGCCGTCGGGGAGATCGGATAAGGCGGAAAATCTGAAGAACCTTCCCAGGAATTACTATCAAAACCTGATGACGGGGAAGGACGGGGAATTTATTAAGGTCTATATCGATGGGGAATATGGATATGTGCAGGAAGGTAAGCCGGTCTATCCCAATTTCAGGGACTCAATCCATGTTGCCAAGGATGATCTGAAGGCGATTATCGGTATCCCCCTGATTCTGGGTTGGGATTTCGGACTGACACCCGCCTGTGTTATCGGACAACTTTCGCCCATGGGTTGCCTGAACATTCTGCACGAGTTTATATCGGAGAATATGGGGATAAGAACGCTGGCAAGACAGGTGGTTAAACCGTACCTATTGACTCATCACAGGAGATGGTTCGAGCAAGGTCAGGTGGTATCGGTGGGGGACTGGGCAGGGAACGCCCGAGCGGAAACCGACGAAAAGACCTGTTTCATGGAACTGAAGGACGCGGGGATTCCCTCGATTATGGCAAGAACCAACAATATCGTGGCAAGGACTCAGGCGGTGGATGTCTTTCTGACAAGGTTGGTGGACGGCAAGGCGGGGTTCCAGTTATCACCCTCCTGCAGAATGCTAAGAAAAGGATTCAACGGCGCCTACCGGTACAAGAGGATGCAGATCGTGGGAGAGGACAGGTTCCAGAACACCCCCGAGAAGAATATCTATAGCCATGTCCATGATGCCATACAGTATCTTGCGCTCTCCGCCGATCAGGATATCCAGTCCGCAGAAAGGAATGTCAGAACTAAAGACCAGTACACGAATATCATGCAAAAAAGCTTTGTTAATTTTGGAGGACATATATGAGTGAATTTAAAGACAGCGGTACCACACTGGGAAATTCAAAGATTGTTTTCGGAAATAAAGAAAAGCTGAGGGGAATCAGGCAGTCCTATGAGGAGATCATGATGGCTGTCGAGTTTGAGTTGAGAAGACTTCTTCGCGCCATGGGTGCGAATATCACCCGTGAAACCACACAGGAACAGATGGAAATTCAGATGGAGCTCATGGGAGTGGAAATCTTTCATGTTAATTACAAAAAGAGCCCGAAATTCAGCGGGTGGCATATTTATCAGCACAAACAGCCGATTATGATTCTTTGCGATCCCAAGCTGGACCCGAAAGACAGAAATAGAATAATCATAGAAAGGAAATTGCCGAACGATGTTAATTGACGGGTTCCACGAACCTGAACAGATGGATGTCCTGCAAAGGGAGATTTTGAGAAATATAAAGATAACGCACTATTACACAAAAAAGATCCGTGGACTTCTTAACAGTACGGGCACGGGGGACATAAGGAAAAGACTATTCCAGGTCATGAACTTCGGCAGTTATGACCAAAAGGAGCAGGTTTAATGGAATTTAAAACGAATACACAGTTAGAAGAAGAACGAAAACAAGCCTTGAGCGTCACCAAGACCATCCCGCCGGTCATTGCGGGATTAACGGGATCGATCAGGCAGAAATGGGAACAGGCGAAACGGGCGAAGACCACGATTGAGCAGATCTTCCTGAAAGCCAAAAGACAACGGGATGGACAGTATGAAGCCCAGAAGCTTGCCGCCATCAGGGCTACCTTTGGCGGGGATTACACTCCCGTCTGGATGATGGTCACGGAGACAAAGTGCCGTGCGGCTGAAAGCTGGATTAAGGATATTCTTCTCCAGCCCAACGAACAGCCCTGGGACTTACAGCCGACCCCCATGCCGGACCTGCCCGAGGAAATAGACGCCCAGATCATGAACCATACCATGCAGACGCTCTATCAGCGGGCGCAGATGATGTCCCAGGAACGAAATATCCCCTTTGATGTCTATGAGTTCATTGCCTCGGTAAAAGAGCTTATGCCGGAAATCCGGCAGTATATCCGGAAACAGACCAAGAAGAAGGCAAGGCAAGCCGCCGAACGCATGAAGGAGAAGATAGCTGATCAGCTCGAGGAGGGTGGATGGACGGATGCCCTTGAGGAGTGCGTACACGATATCGTCACCTATGGGATCTGTTTCCTTAAGGGGCCCCTGCTCAGCAAAGACTTGCTCAGGAGAAGCACACAGGATGAGACAGGGAAATGGACAAGCAATATCGAAAGCGAGATCATACCGAAGTGGCAAAGGAGATCGCCCTTTAATGTCTATCCCGCTCCGGATGCGGTTGGTGTGGAGGATTCTTATGTCATAGACCTCATAAATCTTACCCCCAAGGCGCTCTCGGATTTATTGGGTGTTCCTGGGTATAGCGAAACGGAAATAAGGGCTTGCCTTACCGAGTATCGTACCGGAGGGCTCAGGGAATGGACAGCCATTGCAACAGAGAAGGCACGGCTGGAAGGTCGTGAGACTATGGCGGTCTGGGAGAGTGAGAAGATCGACTGCCTGCATTATATGGGCTCCGCCCAGGGACAACACCTCATAGACTGGGGTATGGACGCATCTGAGATACCAGATCCCGTAATAGAATACAACATAGAGGCTTGGATGATTGGCACGCATATCATCAAGGCGATGATGAATCCCGATCCCCTTCAGAAGAAACCCATCTGCAAAGCCTGCTTTAACGAAGATCCCGACTCCTTCTGGGGACGGGGCGGGGTGCCAGCGCTTATAGAGGATATTCAGACAATCTGTAATTCATTGGCAAGGGCAATAGTAAACAACGTAGGCATAGCCGCTGGTCCACAGGTCGAGTTTGATAAAGACAGGCTCGCCGGAAACGTTCCCCAGTTGGTCCCGTGGAAGGTGTGGATATCTACGGGAAATCAGATACGGCAGAATCCGGCGGTTTCGTTCTATATGCCGCCCCTGATTGCAGATAGGCTACATATACTTTACGATTTCTTCATGAAACTCGCCGATGAGGATAGCGGAATCCCAAGATACGCCCACGGGGAAACTCAGGTGGGCGGCGCTGGCAGAACAGCCTCTGGACTTTCAATGCTGATGACTCACGCCGCCAGGGGGGTAAAGATGTTCATAAAGAATCTGGATAAGGGCATTATCCAGAAATCAGTCCAGAAGCAGTTTTACTATAACCTCGATTATGAGGAACTGGACGAGGATCTGATCGGTGATGTCAAGGTAGTAGCCAAGGGCTCATCTTCCATGATTGCCAAGGAACAGCAGGCAGTCAGGCGCACGGAGTTCATGGGTATGACGAATAACCCCGTGGATGTCCAGATCATGGGTCTGAAGGGGAGAAAATACCTGTTGGACGAGACAGCCAAGAGTCTTGAGATAGACAGGGACGAGCTCTTTGAGGAATTTGAGTTTGAAAAGGATAGCTTCGATAGTATTGCGGGAGGGACTGGTCAGCCCATGTTGCCCTCTGGTCAGCAGGGGGGCATGCCCTCGCCACCAAATCCAGCAACAACTGATGTGGCGGGTGGTTTAAAAGGCGGTACCGGAGTAAAAACAATGCCAGGACACGAATAAAGGAGGAAGAAAAGATGAAAAGAGCAAAAACAGTAAAAGCAGTAAGGAGACCGAAACCAACAAGGAAGCCAATGAAGTCGATGAAGCCGGCTGATACTCTGCCCGCTATGCCACCGCAGGCGATGCCACAGGGGATGCCCCCAGGTATGCCTATGTTCAAGAAGGGAGGGTGTGTAAAATAATGCCGAGTAAAAGTAAAGCGCAACAACAGGTTTTTGCTATTGCAGAGCATGCACCCAAAAAATTGTATAAGAAAAACAAGGGAGTCCTGAAGATGGGGAAGAAGAAACTGCATGATTTTGCCTCTACCCCGACCAGCACATTGCCCGAAAGAGCCATGTGCAAGGGTGGTCGGGTATGAATCCAAATGAGAAAAAGATGACGTTCGAGTCTCCCACCGAGGAAGTCATACGAGCCTTCTCCGCCCTGAGGAGCGATCCAAACTTTATTACGATAATCGAGTGGTTAAGGGATTGCATGATCGTGAAGGCGATTGCATCAACTCAGCTGGAGAATGAGAAAATCAGGAACTGGGAAGACGGCAAGGTACAGGCAATGGAATGTCTGTCCAGATATCACAGCGAGTCAAAAGCTATGATGGAAAAAATGAGCGATAGCTGGCAAGCCCACGAAGCCAGTAAGGTTGGTGGATATTGAACATAGAGGAATATCAAAAGCAGACGGGCAATACCAACCGTTACCCGAAAGAGAAAATGCTTGAATGTCTTACCCTGGGACTCTGTTCCGAGGCTGGCGAGATTGCGGGGAAAGTCAAAAAATTTCATCGTGGGGATTACCAGCGGGGCGATCAGATGGACAACGGACTGAAGGTACTGCTCTTATCGGAAATCGGGGATTGCATGTGGTATCTGTCTGAATTGACAAACTGGCTGGGTTTTAATCTTGGAGATGTTTTAGACCAGAATATCTTCAAATTGCAGAAAAGAGCAGAGAAGAACGCTATTAACGGTTCTGGAGACGAAAGATAGAAGGAGGGGTTTTGAATTGCCAACATTATCAGAAATAACTACTTTTCAATTTGTTATGGCTATGATTGGAATACCACTTGTACTTGGATTTCTTACTGAGGCTGGTAAGGATTTGTGGAACATAATTAGAAAGAAACCAGATGCTTCTTCTTATATGACGATATGTGCTGAGCTCAGGAGTAACTGTAAGAACAAGGATGATGTTCAAAGGTTGATAAAAAGTGACGAGGTGATAGTTAATAGGCAAAACGTCTTAAGAGATAGGGATTTACCAGAGATGAAAGAATCATTGACACGGATAGAGGAGCAAATGAAATTTATGATTTTGAATATCCAAGAAATTAAAGCTGTGAACGTAGCTAACGCAGAGGCTTTAACGACTGTAGTTGCTACAAATGCAGATGCTGTGAGAATCGCAGTGGCTTTAGCGCAACAGAAAGTAGGATAAGCAGGCTGGAGGATTTATGAAATGGAAAAACTGTCTTGTAGGGAAGTTATAGCTTATTTCTTAGATCGCAGGTGCAAAACCTGCGGTGTAGGCAGTATGCAAAATAGGTCATTATGTTTAGAGTGTATCAATGAATATTTTGTCCATTTTGATGAGAATATCGTCACACTTTATCCCAAAAAGGATACAGGACAGTGACTGATGCGAATATCGGGATAATCCTCAATAGGTTCAAGGAGATTTTCGAAATGAATCTGGGAAAAGACATAGACTTAATGATTAACAAACATATAAACAGTAATAGAGTAATGACTGTCTTTGTGAAAAGTCATAAACAGGTCATGCGGGAGTTGTGCTTAACCGGATGTCCTTACAGCAAGATCTGGGAGTGCAAATATGACAGAACGTAAATTTTTATATTATTTGATGCTTTATTTGGTTGTCAGCATCGGCAATGGAATTATGCATATCTATTGCTTATATATTCATCCATTAATCGCAGATAAAAGGAGGTTACAATGAAAAGATTAATGGTTTTAGCAATGTTCTTCTTATTCTTAATGACGGCTTGTGGAGATAGCGGACACAGTTACAATGGCAAGGGTAGCTTGCCACCGCCGGCTGATACTTCCTGCTGTCCAACTGCCTTAGATGCAGAAGCATTGCTCTGTGGACAATGCACCAGAGAGAACCCATGTAAAACTGCAAGACTAAATACGACAATCATTTGCGATGATAATCTGTTCTGGACTCTCGAAATAAAAGATCCGAATGTTTCAGGC